GTATGGTGTAAATGGATTTATAACAGCTCTTAAGAGTTGATTACCACAGACCCATGCATTAATCTGTACCTCATCTAAATCATCTATGCTATCGTCAAGTTCAATGCCAACTTCTCGTGCATACTCAGCATCCATAATACCCCAGTACTCAAGCACTTCAAAGTTAGACTGATATTCATCTTGTCTAGCATCATCTTTTAATTGACTTTCAAAATCTTTTTCTATGTAGTTAGGTCCTTCCATCAAACAGTTTCTAATCGCATCCTCATTAAAGTAAGGCATGTTGCGTAACTGTCTAAGTTGTGATTTGTTCATTTTATGTCTATGAACAATGTATTCACATTCTTCTATGCTGGTAGCTGATGGGTCTGGATAAAAATCCCAACAACTAACAAACTCTATTCTTGGTACTCTAACTTCTAAAGGGTTGTAGCTTCTTTCACCATCTTCACCTACTTCCCATTTGTTCAGTTTCTTGTTAAAGTTAAAAGGTCCTTTAATTATTCCTGTACCCAGTAGTGATGCTTCTAGTAAAGCATTTCTAATCTCTGATGAACCTTTGGATTCATCTATCTGGTCATGGATAAGTTTCTCCATTCTTCTCGCAGCTTTTTGAGCTGGAGAAATCTCTAAAGCTTGTGGGTTTGGACTATAACCTTCAACAAGCTGGTCTGCTACTTTATCTTCAATAGGCTCACTAAAAACTCCTAAGCCAAAAGTAGCTCCGGGTTTTAGAGTTCGACCATCGCCTTCATAGCCAACATCGTAAGGGTTGTCTATTCTATTGCCAATATCATCTGGCAACTGCATACCACTCTGAGGACTTTCAAGTCCCATCTGTGGATTGTTGATATCTAGGTTGGCTTGGCCAAGTTCCCCTTCAGGTATTTTAGTTTCTTGAATGCCGATAGGAAATTTACCGGTACCAAAGATAACATCGACTAGTTGACCATAGGCTGCTAAGACTTTTGTTTTAGTAATCTTAACAAAGACTCGAGACTTTTCTGAATCTCTAAATTTGACTGATTTGTTGTATAGACCTCGGTAGTTTTCGTAAGAACGTAACCACCTCGTTTCATCGGTATTACGAGCATCCTCTGCTTGGTAGAAACGACTTTGAATAATACCAACTAAGTTTTGTTTTTGGTTTTGTTCTAAATTTAAATTCTTACCAGCTTCACCTTCAACATCTTCGTAAAGATTGTTTGCTGTTAAAAATGTATTGTCGTTGTCTGCCATCTACCCTAATATCCAAATGTTGAATCAGCTGGTTGATGCATTTGTCTTTTCAACCCTCTAATTCGTTCTAACGGACTATCCACTCTTGGTCTGCTCATTATTAAATAACGCAGAGCATCGTAAGCGTGGTCAGAAGCATGTGTATCAACATCTTCTGGATTCGTTTTAGACAAAGGTATGGACTGTAACTCTCGTATTAGATTTGGGCAAGAGTTAAATATCTGCAACCTTGGTCTGCCGTTTTCTTTAACTTTCAGGAACTCGTGTATTTGAATCTTACCTTGTATCCTGTTCTTATCAGCTCGTCTTAACTTATGACCAGCTTTAATTAAGGCTTCGCCAACTGTGGGACCAGTAGTACCTGTTCTAGCCCAAGCTGCAGTATCTAATACACCCGGGACCGAAAAAGGGTCCTCGAGCTCCATATTTCCTATTATACTGCCTAATTCTTCTCCTGTCAAGCCTTTTTGATATAATTCACGGTATATTATCAAAGTACCATCATTAATGTCGATAGCTCCCCAGAGGCAACAAGACTCAGCAGCGTAACCATAGTCAACCCCTTTAACCCGTTCCCAATGAATAGGAATCTGAAAAGGTGTAACAATATGTTTGGTTGGGTCAAACTCAACAAAGGCTGCACCTTCGGCAACTTCCCAGTTACCTTCAAGAAGTTGTCGTCTTTGAATAGGTGGTAAAGATTTCAGCATCTGTTCGTAGACACCATCTTTAGCCAAATAAGGGTTGTCTTGTAATTTAGCTGGAATAAACTTTCTGGTTAAACCATCTTCACCTAAGAAAGATTTATTAGACTCACTAGGTTCAATGTATCTTTTCTTCACCCAATGAGCACCTGAACCACCGGGGTTAGCAGTGCATCTTAAATATGTTTTAATTTCTGGGTCAGTGGTTCTTAAACGAGAAGCTAAATAGTTCCAGCTAAACTCTGTTGGTAAGTGGGTAATCTCATCAAAGCCTATCCAAGAATACGCTTGTCCTTGATAACGATAAACATCAGCATCTCGTTCCAAGAAACCAAACTCTATCTTAGCACCACTCGGAAAGTTCCAGAGCTTTTCAACTTCACGAAACTTAGCACCGGGGAAAGCTTGTGGGTATAACTCTCGAGATTTGTCTATCATCTCTCGCAGTTCCGGCATAGACCTTCTGAGTATCAAAGCTCGGTGGGCTTTCTTGTGAGCATACCTCAGTGGGTCAACAAGCATGGCATAAGATTTACCACCACCTGCTGCTCCACCGTAGAGGACATCTTTCTCATCTGCAGCTAAGAAATCTGTTTGTGGGCCTTCATTGGCTGAGAAGACTACCTTAGCATCTCTAATTTGTTCTTGGACATCGACTGGGACTTCGTTGAGTTCTTCTTCAGTGACAATGTGGGAGCTTGACTGTTCAGTCGCTTTTTTAATAACTTGCTCTTGAGCTTTGACTTTGCGTTCTTTAACATACAAAGCTTTCTTAGCTTTGGCTATCTTAGCCTTGCGTTGAGCTATTTTCTTTTTGTGTTGTTCTTCTAAAGAGGGGTCGGAATCAATGTAGTTCTTGACAGCGACATGAGAAATGTTGCGACCTGTTTCTTGAGTAATAAGTTTAGCTGCTTCTCGTAGAGAATACTTTTGTTCGGTGACACCTTGTAGGTATTTGTGGAGAACTTCGAGTTGTTCGGGAATGGGCTTGATGTAGCCTTCAAGCTCACAGGCTTCGTAACCAAAAGGGATGGTGTGACTTTTCTTTTTGAGGTAGCCTTCTGGTATCTTCATAATTCAAAGCTGGACTTTCCAGACATCAAGATGGAATAAACATCTGGAAAGCCTCTTATGCTGACTCAGACTTTGCAGTCTTCGTGCCCTTTTTACCAAATATCTTATCAAAATTGTCACGATATTCTTGTGTGTAAAATCCGGGTCTAGGATTAGAACCTTTACCTGTTTTAGGTTGTATTTTAACTGGATTTTTATCGCTACCTATAACTGGCATCTCACCACTTCACCTTATTAGCCCAATAGGCTGCTGACATTTTTCCTTTATTAATGTTTCTTCTATGACGAGCTTTGAAAGACTTACGCTTAGCTGTCATACGAGCCGATTCACCAGCTTTAGGTTTTCCTGCTGTCTTAGCACCTTGCTGACCAAAACGAATTGTCTTAATCTTATCACCTTCTTTCGCCACAACAATGTGTGACTTGGTGGGATGGTTAGGAGTTCTTTTGGGTTTGTTGTACCCAGAAACTCCTGCTCGTTTTAATCTTGAATCTTTCTCACTCATTATGATGTCCTTCTATATTGTCTAGTTTTCTTAGCAATTCTTTTAGGTTGTTTGCTAAATTGTTTCCCTTTTCTCGTGTCTGCTCGTTTTTTTCTAGTAGTCGCTGCGTATTCAGCAGGACTTAAAGCCTCTCGGGCTGCTTTAGGTAAATAACGTTCCCCAGTCTCGCTGGACTTCTTGCCTGACTTAGTACCCCACTTCTGTTTGGTCCAACTTCTAAGGCTTCTTTGCGACTTTTTTAGGTTTGACACTGCTTCTTTTTCTTTTTGGTTTGGTTTGAGGCTTACTATCTCTAATAAACCACTCTTTAATTATTCTTAACATTTCGTCTAATCCAAAATACATTATTTATACCCTCCGCCTTTGGCTTTATACTGCTTAGCTAACATCTGAGCCTTACGAGCACTCCACTGACCGGGCTTACCGCCTTTAGAACCGGCTTTGATTTTATTAAACAAGTTCTTACGCATGGTTGGCTTGGTATAGTTACCAGCTTCGTTGACTCTACTCTTGGTTTTCTTCTTGGTTGGCATATTCGACCTCTATAGTTTGTTTTTCAGGGAGGATAAATATCCCACCTTGGACATTATGGTTGACATCAACCCGTTCTGTCTTACCTAAACCAACTCTATCTAAGACTGTTTGAGCAGCCTGTAGTTTCACATTGGCCTGTGGTATCGCATCAGCAGCTGACATCACTTCAACGAGCTTAAAAGCTGCTTTAGGTGCTTCCCTTGCAAGTACATTCGAGGCTAATTCGACTATTTCTTCTTTTAAACTCTTTATAACTTGGTAGTGATTTCCTGAGTATCCAGCAAGTTCGGCTGATAGCTTTAAGTCTCCCTTGGTTTCTAGTATATTATCAAGGAATAACTGTTGTTTATCTGTTAATTTTCTATTAGCAGGTAAATTACTCATGCTTATCATTATAGAACTCCTACAAGATTTGTCAAGTGTTTGATAAAACTTTATAAAGTCCTTGACAAAACAGAAAATAAAGTGTACAATAACATTGTAGGCCACCGGGGTTAAATAGTACCCCTCCTAAACCCTCCCTAAACCACCAATAACATCCCTATAAAGTTCTATTTAGTTCTATTGAGTTCTATAAAGTTACACTAAAGCCGAACTAAGCTCCTACCTTAACAACCAAAACTACCTAAAAATGTAGAACCACTAGTATATATAGGGGGTAGGTAGGGGGTGGCTCCTGCCTAAGGGTACTCTAAAGACTC